GGTCTCCGCAACGGAGATTGAAATTTTGAAGTTAATCGTTGAGGGCTATTCCAATGTAAACATCAAATACAACAAAACAAATTCAATCCTGTCCTATCTGAAGATTGAATTCAACGACCAATTGGAGGACTACATCTACACCAAGTTCTTTGCCGAGAGAATTCAAGCGTTAATCTCCACATACAACGCAACTTTCTTAGCCGTGAAAGTGGGTTCCCCCGACAAGTTGAAAAAGTCATTCCTCATTCGCGTGCAGCGCCACACCCCCGAGACGCTAAAAGGCATCACCATTTACGAAAACGTCTTGCTAGAGCACATTGAAAAAATAATGAAATACAAAAACAAAAACAGCAACAAGTGGGAGCTCCACTACTTTACCTTGTACAAGTTAATGCAGAACAAGGTTTCTAATTTGAACACTCATCTCGTTCAGGTCATCGCCCAGTTGATGGCGCACTACGAGGAAGAAGTAAGCATCGAGCGAATCATCGAACGCGCGAGCGAATACATTGAAAAAAATCAAGACTTGTTGAAGTACAGCGACATGATGCTTTACGAACATCAAAAGCAGGTATTCACCCTCAGCAAGGACAAATACACACCCAAGCTTGTCCTCTACATTGCTCCCACCGGCACTGGAAAGACATTGACGCCACTGGGGCTCCTCACAGACCACAAGGTGATATTTGTTTGTGCTGCGCGTCACGTCGGCTTGGCATTGGCAAAGTCGGCCATTTCAATTCATAAAAAGGTAGCATTTGCATTCGGTTGTGAAACGGCTGATGATATTCGTCTGCATTACTTTGCCGCAAAGGATTACACGACCAACTGGAAGTCCGGCGGCATTTGGAAGGTGGATAATTCCGTTGGCGACAAGGTGGAGCTGATGATTTGCGACATCAAGTCCTATCTCGCCGCCATGTACTATATGATGTCCTTTAATCAAAAAGAGCAGATCATTACTTACTGGGACGAGCCGACAATTACGCTGGATTATCCGGAGCACGAATTCCACACCATTATTCAGAAAAATTGGAAAGAGAATTTGATTCCCAATATGATATTGTCGTCTGCGACATTGCCCAAGTTGCATGAATTGCCTGCGACTATTGCCGACTTTCGCACAAAATTCCCCGAAGGAAACGCGCAGGTCTATAATGTCGTTAGCCACGATTGCAGGAAGTCCATTCCGATTCTCAATAAGAATGGTCATATTGTCATGCCGCATTACATCAGCGAAGATTATGATGAGGTGTTGGCCATCGCCAATCATTGCGAGAATTATCAGACCTTGTTGAGGTATTTTGACTTGGACGAAGTCGCCAAGTTTGTGGCATTTGCGAATAAAAATAATTGTGTGACGGCTGCGCATAAAATCAATCGTGCATTCACATCATTGGACGATGTTAATATGACAAACATAAAGGTGTATTATTTGCGGGTACTCAAGAATATACTGCGCGGAATGTGGGGAAGCGTGTATGTCAGCTTGTATTCCACGCGGACAAAGCGAATTCCCGAAAACACCTCGGTAGATAGTAAGGGAGTATCTATTAATACTGCCAAATCGGCGTCCACGGAGGCATCTCAATTTGCAACGTTCATATCTACCAAGGACGCATACACCTTAACAGAGGGTCCCACCATCTATTTGGCGACTGACATTGACAAGATTGCCAAGTTTTGTATTCAACAGGCAAATATTCCAGGCTTGGTCATGACGGATATCTTAGAGTCCATTGAATTTAACAATCGCGTAAATGACAAGATTGACAAGCTTCAGAAGGATTTGGAGGATTCGTTGCCCAAAGAAAAACAAGATGACTCTGCTGGTGGCAAGAAGGGTGGCGGAGAGAAGACCAAAAAGATAGAGCGGGCGATGGAAGGTTCGCAAAACGCCAAGATTAAAAAGGAGCTGGAAATGTATCAAGGCATGATTAAGATTGCACAGCTGAATGATACGTTTATTCCAAATAAGCCAGCGCATCTGAAGAAATGGGCGGAGGCTATGAATGTGACCAATGCGTTTGCTAGTTCAATTTCAGAGGACGTAATCATAAAGATTATGATGTTGAACGATGTGTCGGACAGCTGGAAAATCTTGTTGATGATGGGCATCGGCGTATTTACTAATCATACGAGCATCGCTTATACGGAAATCATGAAGAATCTGGCGGATGAACAGAGGTTGTACCTAATCATTGCATCGAGCGATTATGTGTATGGAACCAATTATCAGTTCTGCCACGGATATATCAGCAAGGACCTGAGCTTGACGCAGGAAAAGATCATTCAAGCTCTGGGACGTGTTGGACGCAATGGAGTGCAACAGGAATATACGATTCGGTTCCGAGACGATTCACATATTACCAAGTTATTTACGGCGGAAGCGGACAAGCCAGAAGTGCAGAACATGAACCGGCTGTTTTGTGGGTCGGTTTAATAAAATGAAATGACGTGCAAAAAAATAGCAAAACAAATAAAATCAAAGACATAATCAAAATAAAATAAAAAATAGTTGTATATTTTTTATTTTTCTCTCATGCAGGTTATATTGAACAAATTATTTATAAATGAACACCAAATCCATACTGGAATATATAAATCATTATGACAACCGATATAAATACTAAAAACATATGTGTAAATAATGCGATTGGTACATAATATTTCTTTAAAATGGGGTGATAAGTCATAATGTCATATCTTAGATAAACGTTTAATACATATAGAGCAGTTGCAAAAAATACTAGTAGTGATGCTTCAAACCCCTTAAATATAATATGTTCTGTTATAGGATACGTTTCAAAAAATTGAACAACCTGATTCATATATACTATACAAGTAAAATATATTTGTCTGTATATATAGTAATGCCAAACAAATTTGAAAATGGTTTATTTATTTTTAGAAGAGATTTAAGGATACTAGATAATAACGGGTTAAATTTATTAAACGAAGTATGTAAAAATATATTTACAATTTTTATTTTTACGCCAGAACAAGCAACAAGTGAAAATAAATTCAAGTCTGATAACGCTCTTCAGTTTATGATTGAAAGTCTTGAGGATTTGTCTCTCCAGATATCAAAAAATGGCGGTAAATTGTATACGTTTTACGGACATAATGAGAAGGTAATCGCAGAATGTATTAAATCTTTGGATATTAGCATAGTATGTTTTAATTTGGACTATACTCCATATGCAATGAAGAGAGACACATCCATACAAACCCTGTGTAATAAAATGAATATATATTTATTGACCGATCATGATTATTATTTGAACTCACCTGGGTCTATTTTGAATGGTAGCGGTAATTCATATCAAAAATTCACACCTTATTATGAGACGGCTTTAAAACAACGCGTTGAAGCCCCTAGTAATGCACGCCATATTAACTTCACAAAAAAACAACAAATGCGGGTGGCAAATCTTATTACCTTGCAAAATGCCATGACCAAATTTACAAAGGTGAACCCAGATATTTTGGTACATGGCGGACGACAGCATGCAATGCAAGCGCTGACGGAAGCATTAAAAACGCAAAAAAATTATTCGAAGACACATAACGAACTTTGGATGCCTACCAGCCAATTAAGCGCGTATATAAAATTTGGATGTATAAGCATACGAGAAGTATATAAGGTCTTCAAAAGAAATCGGGATTTTATTCGCCAACTATACTGGCGCGATTTTTATGCAAATATATTATTTTCATTTCCCTACGTTTTGGGTCATGCTATGAAACCGAAATATGATAAAATCAAGTGGCATCATAATGCGACGTGGTTTAAGGCATGGTGTGACGGGCAAACAGGATATCCTGTCGTGGATGCTGGGATGCATCAGTTAAAACAAACGGGGTATTTACACAATAGATCGCGTTTAATCGTTGCAAGTTTCTTGGTGAAAACCCTTTTGATATCTTGGGAACATGGAGAGAAGTATTTTGCCAAGATGCTTACAGATTATGATCCCGCCTCCAATAATGGAAACTGGCAATGGATTGCATCTACTGGAGCGGATAGTCAGCCTTTTTTCCGAATATTTAATCCAATGGAGCAAGGCAAAAATTTCGACCCTGATTGTAAATACATTAAAACATGGATTCCTGAGTTGCGTAATGTTGACCCGCGTATTATTCATAATTGGGATACTGAGTGGGATGAACCATCAAACAAAAGTATTCAATATGTGAAACCTATATGCGATTATAAAGTGCAAAAGGAATTGGTTTTGAAAATGTATGGCAAGATTTTTTAATGGGTTTGTTGCTGGGTTTTGAAAAATAAATATTTATATAATTTTGAATATGAAAAATATATAAATTACTTACAAACGCCCTGCCTTTTTCATTTCTGCTTTTGTAATTGGATCGTCACCATGTGCGCGGTTATTGTGTCTGTCTTCCCACATGTAATTCGATGCAGAATCCCTTCCACCGCAATTTTTTGCAATGATATGACCCGCGTCTTTATGCGCCATCCTGCTCTTGATTTGCGCATTCGTTAATCCCGCATCCTTATATACGCCGTGAGCATACTTGCGGACATCTTGATTACTTTTTAGTTTGCCGGCGTCGCCTCCCTTAATACCTTCATTGATTGCGTGACTTTCTTTTCCGTATCCGTGTGACATTTTTATTATACTTGTACAATAAAAATATTTTTAAACTATTTTATTAATGAATACTTGCACATCAATATTTTCAAAAAGTCCAGAAGAAAATTAAAAGAACTAAATTAATTGCTATTAATATAAATTTATAGGATTGTTTCACCTACATATTTTTCTTTTATTTTGTCATTCAATATACATAATTGATGATGTAAATCATATTCGTCAGGTAAAACCATTTTTACATTTAATCTTTTATCTTCATGTCTTTTTTCAAAAATTAGATGTGGTTTATTTCTTGCAACGATTAATGATACATATTTTGGTAGCGTATGCTCTATTTTCTCAGGATAAATATCATTATCTAAATCAGTTGCAACCTTATTTGCTTGAACTAGTTTCTCTTGAATAGATACTTTCATAGATTTAGTTGAACATATTTCCTTATCTAATTTGGGGTGACAAATACGAAAAAAATCTCTCTTTTTATCATTTCCATATTGTTCATCAGCATAATATACATATTTTGAAAGCATATTTTGAGTGATTCCTTCAGGTAATGGTTTGGCGTTATGTTTTCGGTCTTTCTTTGTTCCTGGCTTGATACCTTTTGAGTTTTGCTCTTGTTCTGTTCTTGTAGCAATTCTTAAATTATCCCATGTATTATTCAATTTGTCTTGGTCTATATGATCAACGCTTATATTTTTGGTTCCTTTCCCATTTCCATAACAACCTGTTATGATTTGATGTATATATATTCCAGTGTTTTTCCAGTGTGCTAAAATATATCCAGTACCATTTTTAAAAAATGTTAATTTGTTTCCATTATTGTTTTGTTGTTCAAAATCCAATATCTTTTGATAAGAGGTTGGACATAATTTACAAATAGTATCTGTTTCACAATGCATTAGTAAATATTCTTTTTCATTTTCTGTTATTTTCCAAAGTGGATTTTTCATTTTAAATGCATGCTGTCCAATAGTTTTATGATGACCTGGAATATAATTAACTACATTGTATTTTTCTAAAATATAATTATTAAATTTTGGAAAACAGCATACATTTTCTCTTCTTAAATCATATTTATCATCATTTTTAAAAGAATAAATATATTCCGTTGAGCTATAACCAAACAAATATTCTAATATACCAAGATTTTTGTTATTTTCTTTGTAATATGGATACATGTTATCTTTATCGAGTTTAAATTTTTTATCTATATTTTGAATATCTTCCCAATCATCTTCATCTAACCTAAATTCAATATCTTCAATATTATCAACAAATCCTGCATTAGTGTTTTTTAATGATGAATCAGTACAAAAAGCAATTTTGAATGTATGTTCTTTTAACCATGGATAATAACCTTGACGAAATATAAGTTTATATTTGTTCACTCTTTTGGCAGAGCGTTTCGTGTAAGCATTTGTGTTACTAGATTGTATCTGTATCATATTATAATATTATAATATGATTCTCTTTATATTGTTTTCTGAACAATATACATATAAATATTGTTCGTTTAATTGCTGTAAGCAAGGCCACCCATACCAGACATAATTCTCAACACGTTATAGTTGGTGGCATAAACACGGACCTTGGCAGTCTTGGTGCCCTCAACAGTTGCGTTGGAGAGCACAAGCTGAAGAGTGGCATTGTCAATACGGGAGAAGTTGCACGTGCCGGTGGGTTGATGCTCTTCCGGGCGGAGAGCAAAGGAGTACACGTTAATACCT